GGGCGCTCGCGCCGCTGGCGGCCTGCGCCACCGCCCCGTCGGCCCGCCCCGGCGCCGAGTTGAAGCTCGCCACCTTCAACATCTGGCACAATCAGGGCGACTGGACCGCGCGCCGTCCGCTGTTGGTCGCGGCCCTGAAGGCGCAGGACGCCGACGTCATCGCCCTTCAGGAGGTATTGCAGGACGCTGCGGTCGGGCTTGAGAATCAGGCCGAAATGCTGGCGCGCGAACTGGTCGGCTATCGCGTCGCCTTCGTCTCGACCGACGCGGAGGGCGCGCCCCGCCGCTACGGCAACGCCCTTCTGACCCGCCTGCCCGTCCTGGCCGAGGCCTCCACGCGGCTGGAGCCGCTGGACGACTATCGCACCGCCCTGCGTCTGCGCGTCTCGGTCCAGGGTCGCCCCGTCGACGTCGTCGTCACCCATCTGGCCTGGCAGGAGGACGCCGGCCCGGTGCGCGCCCGCCAGATCGCGTCGCTGCTGGACTGGCTGCCGGACGACGGCGCGCCCCTGGTCGTCATGGGCGACTTCAACGCGACCCAGGACGATTCCGGCCTGTCCGTCCTGACCGGCCCGCGCTTCTTCAGCGCCCTGCCGCGCGGATCGGTCGCCACCACCCTGAACCCGGCCAAGGGCCACCCCAGCCGCGTCATCGACCACATCTTCGCCGAGCGGTCGGGCTTCACGCCCGTCCAGGCCCATCTGTTCGGCGACACCGCAACGAACGGCGAATATCCGTCCGACCATTTCGGCGTGGCGGCGACCCTTCGCCTTATCGGAGCGCCGCCGCGTAAAGCTCGGGCTTGAAGCCGACCAGACGACGGTCGCCGATATCCAGCACCGGCCGTTTGATCATCGACGGCTGCGCCACCATCAGGGCGATGGCCTTGTCCTTGTCGATGTCCGCCTTATCGGCGTCGGGCAGCTTCTTGAACGTGGTCCCAGCCCGGTTCAGCACCGTCTCCCACCCATGCTCGTCGATCCACTGACCCAGCCGGCCCGCATCCGCCCCGGCCTTCTTGTAGTCGTGAAACACATAGTCGCACCCGTTCTGCTCCAACCAGACCCGCGCCTTCTTGATCGTGTCCCAATCTGTTTCCTCTGTAGACAGAACTGGCATTGTCAGCCAGAGGACGAGAATGTCAGGGAACGCCATAATCTACGCACGTTTCAGTACCTTGGAACAGGCCAAGGGCTACAGCCTGGAACGGCAGATCGAACACGGCAAAGCCTACGTGGCGCAGCAGAACTGGACTGTTGACGCCATCATCACCGACGAGGGCCGGTCAGCATTCCACGGCGCGAACCGGGCATCGGGTTCAGCCCTGTTCCAGTTTGAAGCCGAAGCTCGCGAGGGATTGCACCGGGGCAAGACGCTCTGCGTGGAGAATATCGACCGGCTAAGCCGTCAGGGTGCCAAGGCTGCTGCTCAACTCGTGTGGGCGCTCAACGAAAACGGCGTGGACGTAGCGACGTGGCAGGACGGTTACGTTTACCGATCGGGCGCGGCGGCAGGCGACATGATGGAGCTATTCAGCATCATCATCAAAGCGCAGATGGCCCACGAGGAAAGCCTCAAAAAGAGCCAGCGCACGAGCGCCAGTTGGCAGAAGCGATATGCGGAAATCGCCGCCGGAAATAACTCGGTCCTAGTCGGACAGACCCCGGCCTGGATCGTAGAAGACAAGGGACGCTACGTGCTGCATCCCGCCCGCGCAGTAGTGCTCAACGAGATTTTCGACCTCTATATCTCGGGCATCGGCATCTACCGGATCGTGCAAATCCTCAACGAGCGCAACGAGCCGTCGTGGACAACGAACAAGCGCAATCGGGGTGGCGGATGGTATTTGGCCTACGTGCATCGGCTGCTGACGAACCGGGCTGTCATGGGCGAATACTCCACCCTCAACGGCGAGCTCATCAGCGCCAACTACTGGCCCCCTGCCATCACGGCCCACAAGTTCAACAAGGCAGCTGAGCAGCGCGGTAGCCGGGTCAGCACGGGGGGTGGTGACCGGGTTCGGATCAACAATCTGCTCAGCGGCCTCGTGCGCTGCTCCTGCTGCCACGGCCCAGGGGGTTACGAGAACAAGGGCGATAACAGCTTCACCAAATACGAGGCCAAGAGCGGCGAAATCCGGCTCCACAAGCGCAAGCATTACGAGCGCCTGCGTTGCGACGCCAACCGCCGTCGCAAGGGTTGCTCCAACGCCACCCTGTTCGATTACAAGGTCGTGGAAGCCTGTGTTCTTGACCGGGTGTTGTCGCTGGCCGTGAGCGAGGAAGGCCCTCGTGATGAATTGCCCGCCATCGAGCTCGCAGAAGCCCAGCGCCAGATTCAGGCCAACCGGATGAAGCTGGATAATCTCGTGGATGCGCTGGCCGACGGCGGCAGCAAGGCCATCGTCGCGCGGGTAGCTGCTCTGGAACAGGAGATTGAGGCGCAAGAAGCCGCGCTGCTTGCCCTCAAAGAGCGAGTGGCTATCGCCAGCGTTCAGCCCAGCTACAGCGACGACATTGCCCTAGTTCAAAGTCTCAGGGGCGATCTGGTGAGCAAGGATGTGAGTGTGCGGTTCTATGCCCGCACCCGCGTCAACCAAGCCCTCAAGCGGGTCGTGGATCGCATCGACTTGAACGAGGACGGCACATTCTCTGTGCTCAGCAGCATGGCCGTTTGGGTGTTCAACGGCGAGGGTGAAGTCATCGGCGGGCAAGCCATCTAGGCGGCATAACTACGGGATAACCCCTAGTGCGGAGCCTGAATGTCCCAACTCCTAGGTCGCTGCGTGAACTGCCGGAAGTGGTTCAACGCGCCAGATCGAGCCTTCAATCATCGAACGCCCCTCATGTGCTCGCCCAAATGCGCCAAAGCGCAGGGGCGATACTTCATCTTCGACTTCCCGCTTAAACGCACCCGCTGGCCGGGACTGCGCTAGCCCACCATGTGCTTGATGAGGAAGAAGATCAGGGTTGCCATATTACCAAATGCCGTAGTGGCGACTATGCGGTTGAACCAGGTCTGACCTGCGCGCCAGCCATCAGCTTCCTTCTTCATCAACTCGATTTCGCTCTTGGGCATGAACGTCTCAAATCGACGGTTCACGGCATCCTGCATGGTCTGCACGTTGGCTTTCACGTGGCCGATGTCCGTGCTGAGCTCCTGACGGTCCCGGTCCTGTGTCTCGCGGATGTGGCGAAGTTCTGCGACCAGCAGTGTGTGGATGTTCTTAAGCGTCTCTTCCATCACGGCTAGACGCTCGTTCTGCGGGGCTTCGTTCGACGCTGCCATTATTGCGGCTTCACGATCAGGTTAGCAGTGATGGGGTGGATTTGCCCGCTGCTGGTGGTGATGGTGCAGCTCACCGGGTGGCTCATCACCTTGCCCTTTTTGACCCGGATTTTGACACGCGGGCCTTCAACGGCAATGCCGTCGATTTCGAGCTCATTCTGCGGATTGACCACGGCCACAACGGGCAGCGGATCGGCAACGATTGTCTCACCTTCGGCCAACCATTCCTCCCAGTTGAAGGAATAATAGCGGACGCCCTTAGGGTCTTTCTCCGCTTCGAATTGCAGTTTGTTCGACATCGCGTCTCCGATCTGAGCGCGCCTCGTCTGGCGCTAACCAGGGTATTTAACGCCTTGGCACGAACGGAATGATGAGCTCGGTGCTGGCCGTAGGGACCACCAACTCACTGCTCTTGCAGGCCAGCGCCAGTTCAGCAGATGCGAAGGGCACTGCGATTTCGGACGATGCATGGGGCACAGCCAGTTCGCTGCTCGCGAACGGCACCAGCATTTCTGCGCCATCGCCAATGTGGGGATAGACGAGCTCTGGGCCATCCTCACTGAGGGCATCTGGCGCGAACGACTGAACGGCGAGGATCGCAGCAGTCGTCGCGGCGACGCAGCTTGCTTCTGAGATTGCATCACGAGGCCAGAACGCGACAGTGCCGCAAAGTGGCGCGCTGTTCGCGCTTGCCGATTTGCCAACGCCGAGGCCGGTGATTGCGATGGCTGAGACGCCGGGAAGAGCCTTGGTGTCGGATGCGATGGAGGGGGCAAATCCGGTGATTGCGAGAGCGCCGGTTCCTGGCAGGACATCGCCGTTGGCCGATGTGGAAACGCTGGCCTCGTGTCCCGTGACGTTGAGCGCGCTGCTTTGCGTGTCGGCCTTCGCACTACTGTTCAGCGAAGGCACGAAGCCTTGGATGACAAGCGCACCTACGCCCGTGATGGAAGCCGAACCCGATGCGAGAGCCGGGGCGCGCCCAGCTAGGGCAACGGCTCCTGCTTGGGGGCTAGCAGCCGATCCAGATGCGCTGACAGGAGCCTGCGCCGTGATCGTCAAAGCAGCAGACGCGGGAAGCGCAGAGACGTTCGTGCTCGCTTGAGCCTGTGGCGTTCGTCCCGTGATCGCGAGAGACGAAGTGCCGGCGACTGCCTGAACTGCACTGGAAACATGGGGCGCCATGCCCGTGATGGTCAGCGATCCACTGCCGGGTTGGGCGCTAACGCCCTGCGTGGCTTCAGCGGTGGGTGCAAAGCTGGATAGCGCGAGAATGCCCCTGAGAGCTTCAACGAGCACCGAGGCCGATGCAGACGCAGCTTTGCCCTGTACCGCGACAGAGCCCGTTGCCAGGGCTACTGTGGCGCCATTCTGGATGCTGGGCTGGCGACCTGCGACGGAGATAGATCCCGGTAGCGCCAGCGCCGTTGCGTTGACATGTGGCTCAACGGTCGTCGCTGCTGCCAAGGGCGCGAAAGCCTGTACCGATAGAGCTTGGAAGCTAGGCTGGGCTATCGCTGCCGACGAACAAGTGGGGGCCTTGCCGCTGACAGCCAGCGCTGTTGAACCAGGAAGCACAGCAGCATCCGTGGAGCCGCCTCCAGCTGCCACACTGTTGGGCGACTTGAATGCCACCGTCATGAACGCGAGACCGCCCGCTCCCAGGCTGACCGTGGCCGTGTTGCTGTTAACCGCGCCTGCCAATCCCTTCTCGCCGGTCCAGATCACCAGACTGCCGCCGTTGCCGGAAGTGGTACCGGCATCAATGCGCTTGGTGGGATTAGAGACGCTGGTGTTGTTGGCGAAGGTGAAGCGAGCACCCGCGTTGTCGATGGAGCTTGCGCCCATGAGCACGACAAGGGTGTCGTTGAATGTGGTGGTCAGGCCTGTGGCTGTCAGGGTGTTGGAGTTAGCGATAGTCCCAGCCGACGACACGTCGAAAGGATCACCCGACGTCACGCAGCCCCGAATGGCGAAGGTCTGAGCCAGTTTGTGGTTTGTGGCCGCAACGGACGTGATGGCCTGCGCAGTATTGCCCGCCACGGCGCGACGCCAAAAAGCTGTTAAGCGAACGGATGGGCCGCTGCCTGCCGTACCCACCGCTTGAGGTGAGTTGGGCATCTGCGCCCAACCGCTGGGCACATTGATGGCCGTGCCGTCGGTGTCGCTTTCAACGAGCGTGATCAGGATGTCGTTGACCGCCCATCCCGAAGGCAAAGCAGGCGTGACGTTGCCCGAACCAGCAGCTTGAGCGCCTGCGCCGTGATAGATGGGGCCCTGATAACTCCGTGTCACAGTGATCGTGAATGCCGTATCACGAGGCGAGTTGTCGTAATCTACCTTGGTCTCGCGAACCACGATTGTGACCTGTTGCCCCAAACTAGAGGTGAGGTCAGCAGCCACGGTCACGTTGCTGCCGCTGAGCGCGAAAAGGCCACCTGCGTTGTTGATAAAGCTCAGGGTGGAACCAGTTGTCTGACCTGAAAGAGAACCAACTACAGTGCCAGTGGCTGCTTTATGCCCAATGCTCGAGGAGGACAGGTCCAAGACATTGAGGAGGGGCAGCTCCCATGTGATCCGCGCTTGCACACCATTGAGGGTGCAGCTTTCTGGATTGCTCGTGATATTGCCCAAGCTGGTTTGCAAAACGAAGCGTAGGTTTCCAGCAGCAACATGTGCAGCGGTAATTGAACTGCCCCACAAGTCGCTCGCCGATCCAAATATGATCGTTCCAGAACTATCGGTCGGTGTCGTGAAACCACTGGGAGTCTTCACGCCTCCATTTTCACCATTGTTCGTGACGCTATAGACGCTTGAACCGTAGAATCCGTTTGAGCCACTACCCACGCGCTTAATCTCGATGCCCTTGATGATGGCATTCGAAGCGATACCTTCGGCACTGAAATCAAAGCCTGTGAAGATCAGGTCTTGAGACGTGCCGTCAGCGGTCATCGTGCAGGTCGCAGATGCGCCATCTATGATCCGTGAATCGCTCACATTCGCCCAAGGCACCCGCCCAGAAACGGTGCCTTCAACGACGCTAGCGGGCGTGATCCAGTTTGTTGTTGGCACGGCCTACCTCCCCGGCGTCAGGGATTAGCTGAGCGTGAAGATGCCCGAGGCGTTGATGGTGACGCTGAGAGTGCCGTTCGACGGAGACAGGCCGGTACCCACGCCAGTCTCTAGGTCCACCACGCAGAGCAGGTCCTTGTTGGCTGCCGTGTCGTTGTAGATGACTGCATATTTGGCGCTGAAGGTGGCTGAGGTCCAAGCCTGATCATCGCAGTCCACGGTGACAGTGCCGCCCGAACGGCCCACGCTCATGACCAGCGTCTTACCGCCCGTCGTGTAGCCGTTGCCGTTGGCGACTTGTGCAGTGAGGTCGCTGTAGCGGGCGTTTCCGCTTGTGCCAGCGAATGTGGCGTCCAGTGCTTGGGCGCTAGTGGTCAGCGCCATCTTGAACACGTGAGTGTCGAGGTCGTGAGTGCCGTCAAGCATCTTTAGCTTGGCGATGTTGAGAACGGTGAATGCACCTGCTGCCATGTTGTCGGCTCCTATGAAGTGCCGACAATGCGGCGGGTATGTACCCCGCTATTTATTGAGCTCGTCTGCTGCTCAGTTGTCCCAAAGAACCACGTCAAACTCTTCGCCAAACACCTTCACCAAAACCACTTCCGGGTTGCGGGTGTTTTTGGTGAAGTAAACGGGCTGGCCTTCGAAATGGATGGTGCCGCTGCGCACCAGGGCGTATTGTCCGCCCTTTGCAAATGCGCGTTGTGCGTATGCTTCCAAAGCGTTCAGGAACTCGACTTGTGCGTTCGACATTTGGGCAACTCCGTTGTGCCCATTCGATCTATAGCCATGCACCAGACTTGCGACCAAAGAGTGCCAGTTTGCTCAACTCTTTTGCCCGCTTTCTTGCCTTGTCGATTTGCTAATTCTGGATGACACGCAGGCGTTCTGGTGTCTTCTGGTCAGGCTGGCTCAAACACAGGAGACAGCCAATGACCCCCGAGCAAACAGCCAAAGTCGCAGAGCTCAATGACCTAGTTCGCAAGGAAATGAAGGGAGGCAAATGGGTCCGCACCCAAGGCGTGATGGCTACCCAGTATGATGGCCCTGGCCTCTATGCGATGGTCGCGCGCTTTGAGGACTTCACCGAGGCCAACAATCCGCATGGTGAGCGGGATGCAGGGGTTATTAAGATCGCAGACCACGTTTTCTTTTGGAAAATAGATGTCTTTCGTGACGCTGAATGTATGTACGGAGCCGAGGAGCCGTGGAACCCGGATGCAAGTTATCGCATCCTTACTTTGATGCTAATGGAAGAATACTGACAGGCCGATGAGTACGGCTGCATCATGCAGCATGACCCAAATGAGAAACCGAACCAAACGGCGTGGAACAACCACGCCGTTTGTCTATCTGCTGCATTGGAGCACAACTAATCACTGGTACATCGGCAGCAAGTGGAGCAGAGGCTGTCACCCAGACGATCTATGGGTGAACTACTTCACTTCGTCTGAGGTTGTCCGTGCATACGTCAATATCCATGGTGAGCCTGACTATCGTCTGATTGTTTCGACCTTCCAAGATGGTCGCGAGGCTACCCTGGAAGAGGCGCGCGTTCTGGCTTCAATCAACAGCGCAGATCACCCTAACTTCCTGAATCGAACATCAGGCGCTGGATATTTCGATGCGGCTGCTCGCAAGCGCATGAGCGAAGCAGCAAAGTCCCGTTGGGAAGACGCTACGTATCGTGCAGAGCAGATATGTCTCATCCAAACACGCGCCCAAAAGCCTGAACGAAACGCCAAGCTATCAGCGTCACTCAAGGATTATTACTCGGACGACACAAACCGCCAACGGATAAGCCAGCAGGTGAAGGGTATGTGGCAAGACCCTGTGATGAGAGAACACCTCGTTCGGGAGCGAAGAGAGCGAATGCTAGACCCAGCTGTGAAAGCGCAGGCCGCTGCGAACGGGAGAAACGCCCATAAAGACCCTGTGGTGAAAGAGCGAATGAGAGAGGCCGCCCGGCAAAGATGGGCTGACCCTGATAAACGAGCGGCGATCTTGGAAAGCCGGCGACTTGCGAGGGAGCGACGACATGATCCACAACAATGAGAACAAACAGGCAACACGCGCGTTGCCGACGACTGGGCTGCGCAGGCCGGATGAAGCTGCGAGCCTATGCCCCTGGACCCGGCTGCTGGGTGGACATCTGATGGGATTATAGCTCGACTTAAATAGTCGATGCAGGATTGGATATTCCCCCAGGACATCGACCCCGACGAGCTCAAGCCCTACGCGGGCTTCATCTACGTGATCACGCACAAGGCCACGGGCCGCGCCTATATCGGCCGGAAATACCTGACCACGATGCGGAAAGCCCGAGGCAGCACCCGGCGCAAAAGTCAGCCATCGGACTGGAAGACGTATTGGGGATCGTGTGACCGGCTCAACGCCGACATCGAGGCCGAGGGCCATGACGCCTTTGAAAGGCGCATCTTGAGCTTCTACAGCACCCGTGGACAGGTCAACTACGCCGAGACACGCGAGCAGTTCATCAGGGACGTGCTGACAGCCCAGCTGCCCAACGGCGAGCGCGCCTATTACAACAACAACATCGCCTCGCGTTGGTACGCAGCCAAACCCAAGACGCGAAAAAGCCCCGCCGTTTCGGGCGGGGCTCTGTAGGGTAAGCGCTGCTTTTACTTCGGCGTGGACGTTTTGCGCTTGGAAGCAGCAGCAGCCCCAGCAGCGTTAAGCGCTTCATCCAGCTTTCCGGCGCGAGCGTCGGCTGCAATGCCCTTGATGATGGCCTTCAAATCCGACTCTTTGCCCGAGTGGACGATGTGCGCGTTAGCGCCGTGAACAGTCACATATTGCGAGCCGTGACGCGGACGGAAGACCAGCTTGCCCGACGAGTTGGTGAACCACCACAGGCGCTTGCCGCGCTTGTCAGGGGACTTGGCAAGCTCTGCAAGCTGCTTGTCGGCGGCAGCAGCGAACTTGGTGCCGATGCTCTTGGTGGGGCGCGGTGCAGTGCGCTTGAGGTCGTTCTCGGTGGCGGGAGCAAGAAGCGAGGACCAGTCGGCCATTTGGGTGTTCCTTTTTGAAGTTGCAAAAACCAGAAGTGGATAAAGTGCCTATGCGTGTTTGCTGTCAACCGTTCAGGCAAACAATGCTGCTTCGATCATGCGCGGCGTCACGCTGACATAACGTGCTGTCGTGCTTAGGTGAGCATGTCCCAGCACCCTTTGCACGACGGGCAGAGGCGTGTTTCGGTCAACTAGGTTCGTTGCGAGGGTGCGCCGTCCCGAGTAGCAGCTACCCTGCTCGTCGCTGAGCAGATACAGGCGTTGGAATGCGTCGCTGACTGCTTTTGCGTTCATGGGCACACCCTTTTCGTTGATGAAGCAGCGCCCTTGCCTGCCCTGCATGTGGAGCCGGATCGCTGCTTGGATTTCATCGTTCAGGGGCAGTGTGCGGCTGGCTTGCCCCTTGGATGAGCCCTGTGGGATGCGGAGCTCTCGTCCGATCACCCACGAGCTTTCCATGAGGGCGATTTCCTTGGGGCGCATACCCAGCTTCACGCTCAGCAGCAGCATGAGGCGGTATTGCATGGGACGGCGCATCCGGTCTGCGCGCTGGAACAGCTTGGCAAACTCGGCGTCGGTTTTGATGGGCGCTTGCATGTGCGAACTCCTGGTTGGTCCGCATACTCGTAAACTGGTAATTCCAGATTGCGACCACTCAGGCTGGCCGCTATGCAATCTCCATGAAAATGGAACGCCACCCTACCAAGCCCAACGCTTTCACGCTGCATCCCTACGTGGATGGCGCATTTGGATGCCCAAGATCAAGCAAGGCATGAGCTTGAAGAAAGTGAACTGGGAAATCATCACCAACGACCCTGTATGGGCTGGGATGAACGCGCGGAGATGGTCCAACCTCACCGACGATGGCGATGAGCAATACGTCATTGGCTTCCAGTCAGCAGAAGACGCGAACTCATTTGAAGCTGAGTTCGCGTCCTAAAGGATCAGAACGGATAGACCTTGGGGTCAATCTCCCAGTGTGGGCCGTCCCTGAATGTGCGCCACGACCCGCCCCAGGTCACTTTCGTTCCCTGTTCGGCTGCTGCCTGCTGCATGGCGGTGTTGAGCTTGGCGTAAAGAGGCCAGTCCCAGCGGATTTCAGGACCGATCATCGCAGCCAGGTCAACGGCATGGCCGGTGATGTGTTTGCTGTTCATGGTCTTGCTGGCTCCCTTAGCGACCAGGGTCTTTTGCCGCTCCACCGTTCGACGGCCCTCTGTGACCATGAAGTCGATTTCGGTGATCTGGATGGCTCTACGGACCACAGCCACCAAACGGGGATGAACGCCCACTAGATTGCTGTTGCTGCGCTGACTAAGGCCGAACCCCATTAGAGGCCCCGGCGGATGGCCCGCTTGGTGACACTGCGAGCCGCGCGTTCCATCGCTGCGGCTTCAACCTGTGTGTCGCTGGATTGGAACGTAATCTGGTTGGACACGGTGGCAATCATGCCCTCGCATTCCTCTAGGCGCTTACTCATCAACTCGATGGCGTAGGTCAGGCTCGCGATGGACGCCTCCACAGCTTCGCGCAGTTCTTCCATGTCGGCGGCGCGGTTGCCTGCTTCGATTTCGATTGCTTCCTGGTATCGTTTGTCTGCTGCCATGATGTCTCCTCTGTTGGCGTTGTCTGGTAGTTATCCAGACACCGAGGGGACCGATCGGCAGGCGGCATACTGCCCTTCCAGGGCGCTGAGACGCGCCGTGCGTTGCTCTCTGCCTGCGAGCAGCAGCTTGACCCGTTCAAACAAGTCAGGGGCGCCAGCGAGCGCAGAACCCGTGTCCACGTAGGCGGGCGCATCCCCGATGTCGGCCACACAGGGCACGGCCACGGGAACCCGCACTTCCTTGTATTCCACGCGGGTAGCGCAGCCGGCGAGCAGTAGGACGGCGGCCAATGCCGCTACGCCCCTCATCCTGCGACCTTGAGGATCAGGGCGTCGGCTGCGGCGCAGCGGTCATCACCGGCCTGGGCCGCCATGATGCTGGTCACACGCCTATCTGCCTCCTGTTTGCCCCTGAGAGCGTCAGCAGCAGCCTTCTCGGCCCGCTTCTGCATCTGGGCAGTTTGGGACGCAGCCTCCCTTACACGGGCATTCTGGAGGGAAATCGCGGCGTCTGCCTTGGCGAGATCCTTGGCGCATTGCTGAAAGCGCGCCGTGGCGGCTTCAAGGGCACGCTGACTTTCGTGGAGGCGGATGGATTGCAGCCCGGCAAAGCCAAGGGATGCGATGAGCGCCACAGCCAACACGGGCGCGGCGAAACGGTGAGTGAGTAATCCTAGCATCACCGTATCTATCGAGACTGGCCTTGTCCCTGCCGCCGCTAACTACGGTGGAAGGAGGGCCGCATGGAAAAGCTCTTAGATCGGGTCTGCAAGCTGCTCACGCGCGTGTTCGCGGACACCAGCATCAACTACATCATGTGCGGGATGGCGCTGGGCGCTCTCTTTGGATGGATCACTGTTCGGGTGGTTCTGATGATGGGAAACCCACCCCAAGGCAGCGAAGCCTTCCTACCCTACGTGACAGGGTTCGCAGCAATGGTAGCCGCCATGCTCGTTGCAGTGATGCTGGGCCTCTACAAACGCCCCTTCAGTTTCAAGGCCAGCCGGGATGGTGTCGAGGGCAGCTTCGACAAAGCCGATGACGAGGCTGTTGAGCCCTAATGCAGAACCCCTACCCCATCCACCTCAAGACGCCACGCAGCAGCCTGCCTGCGCAGATGGATTGGCTGGATGAGCAGGGATGCGGGATGGATCAGTTCATCTGCTGGATTGCAGGCGAACAGGGCGACCACAGCGGCGCAATCGTATGGAGTTTCAAGGCCACGGCACGGGACCACGCGCTCTTACTCAAGCTCATTTTCGGCGGTCGATAACTACGGAGAAGAGCAACAAGAAGGAGCTAACTCCCATGCAAGACCTAATCCTCAACCTACTCATCATCGGCGTGATCCTAAGCAAGGCGATGATCATTTGCGGGCTTGCCGTAGACCTATACCTGTCATTTACGGACAACGAGAACTACCAGCGACGCTTCCAAAGTCTGAGCGTGGCAATCAGCGGCTTCGTACTTTCGCCTATGTTCGTGTGGTTGATTGCGAAGGTGAGCTCGTAATGACCAGCAATGAAAAGCTCCTAGCTAGGCTCGAAAAAGAACGCGACGAAGCACTAGAGCTCGCAATGAAAGGTGGCATCGCTGAGGTGGCATACCTGCGCCACGCGATGGATCGCGTTGGGCTAGTCGAGCAAATCATCAAGGCGCTCGAATGACCCACACCGTTCACGTCAGCGCCTCCAAGATCAACAGCACGAGCCTGCCCGACTACGAGCAGAGCATCATCGCATGGCTGGAGATCGCGCAAATCACCGACTGGGAAGTGGACTTCGTTCGCACCCACATCATCACCGACGACATCGGTAGGCCGCTGCGCAAGCGCGGACCCTACTGGCTGTTCCAGTTTGGCAATGCGGAGGACGCCATGTTCTTCAAGCTGTCGTGGGGCGGCAAATGACATTGTGGCAACGCATCCGGCTCCTATTCCAACCGCGTGGCGCTTTCTTTCATTCTCATACTGGCCGCATCATCGTGCCCCCGCAGGGTTTCGGCTCATGGCGTGAACGCACTGATGAAAGGCTGCCCGCCGATTCAGCCTTCGGCGATACAGTGGACCTGTCGGAAGACCTGCGCCTCACTCGTGAGCTTTTTGCTGACGCACCAGACGATGACTGGAACGACCAAGAGGAATACGAAGTAATTGGTGTTGGCGCGAGCGAGCCCCTACCCTTCGAGTGGGAAGAGAAGCACCGCAAATATCGCAGCATGAGCCAAGCGGGCCATGAAGCGCTCTGCTTCCGCAAAGTGCCGGTTGAACGCGACAATCCCTGCGGTTTCCACATTCCAGGGGTGCGCAGATGACCAGCGTCTCGGTGCCCTTCAATCCATCGGACTCGTGGCCGGTGATCCTACGGCTGCTGCATGTGCGTTTCGAGGACACGGACTGCCCTCTGGTATTCGACCTTCTCGTGTCGGCTTACGCAGCCTGCATCCTTCGTGACGACCCGTTCGACTTCCTGAACGGCTACGTTGCCGATTTGGCAAATGACGATGACGACGAAGACGAGTAAAATGCTAGCGTTGGGAGGCTATAGGCGCCGCTGAAGGGCAGCAGCCTTGCCGGGCATCCTGATTACCCTTGACCCGTGCGGGTTGTGTGTGGCCCTTACACGGGCAAACAGGGGTGAGCTATGGGGCCAGATTACGTTGAGGGCGATACCTACGCGAGAAATCGCATTGGGGACGACGCGCGGCATTTCCACATTCTGAGCCGGCTTACCATTGGGCTTTTTCTGGCATTCTTGCTCTTTGCGGTGATCCTCGGCTTCACCGGTTCAAGCGGCTGGCTAGCTGCTACGGTGGTCACCGGCCTGCTCTGGATCGCCGCTGCGGCTCACGACAGCTTCCGTCGCTTGTTTGCTGTGCTGGCCATCAATGAACACAGGATTCGCCTGTTGGAGCAGCGCACCCACGACACCAGCCTCACCGTGGAAGACATCAAGCGGGTTCAACGCAAGCACTTCACTTGGGACAACCTATGACGGTATCTCTGATCTTGGCAGCGGCCATGGCTTGGCAGGCAGGAAGCCAGCAGTTCGACCTGATCTGCACTGGTACTCTGGAATCCAGCTCCACTGCATCAACCACGCCCACTGCGACTCAAGTCAGTGACCGCGCCGCAGTTGATCTTGAACGCGGCCTGTGGTGCTGGCTGGAATGCTCTGTGGTGAATGCCATACACAGCAGGAATGCTGCTGAGCTGGTCCTGTCCAACAAGGACGAGACCGGGGGCTCTGCCTACTTGCGGGTGGACCGGATTACGGGCGCTTACACCAATGATGTGCGGCTCAACATGGAAGGCGGCTACGTGATCAAACTCAACACCACTGGCCATTGCGAACGCGCTCCTTACACTCCCATTCCCCGAGCAGCCTTCTAGGCAGGAGGGTCTAGCAAACCGGGCAAGCTCAAACGCGCACAGGCTAACGCGAGAAAATCAGCTCAGGGGGCGGCGGGCGTTCAGCTGTTCTCGTATGTCGCTCATGCTGCCGCTCGGCCTACTAGCGCTTGATGGAGTTGTAGTCTTCTATGGGCATGGCAGAGCTCATACCAAGACGCCGGGTTACCACGTAGTAGACGGCCTGCTCGGTACGGGCCTGAAGGAATGCCGGGTGCTTAGCGGCCTGTTCAAGACGAACCGCCTGCGCATCCCTATTGGGTTGGGCTGCCTGCATATATCGGACCCGGTTTTCAAACAGGTCCAAGGCTCTCCCCTGACATTCCCACATAGCCACAGAAGCCACCACATCGGCGGGCTCTCGGCTGTCTATGAACTTGGACACGGAGGCTTCGATACAGGTGTCCAAGCGTGTGTTGAGCTCCTGGGCTTCACGTAGAAATCTAACGTCGCTGTCATTGACGGCAACACTGGATTGGAGAGCCGCAACGGCAAAGGCAAATATCATCATGCCCGCTGATACCACGCCGCCACACGAGCTCAACCAGGAATACGTTTTTTGCAGTTAGGAAATCATAGATCGCCTAGATAGACCAGTTGACTAAGCGACCCAGAACACCCGTTTTCCTGCCAACCACCCCCTCCCCTTTGGCTCATTCCCCTACCCTAGCAGTTGTAAAGCCAATCACCAAAAGAGCGACCAAAGAGTGGTCGTAACAATGCACAAATATGCGACCGCATGGCAGGCAAGCGCCTCCAAAAGAATCGCCTGTCAACAGCAAAGAAACACAGCAACGGGTTGCTCTTAGGCGATATGGTGTCATAATGGCTATGCTGGGAGTGCGACCTTAAGCAACGTCCCCAGGCAACCCCCTACAGCAAAAAGAAATAGCAAAAAGCACGTTCTTTGCTTGATTAGGCGGCATGAGATTGTAGTGTTAGTTGTGGGGTGCTGACTGGTTGATGTGGCCCAGGCAACACTGCAAGCAAGTGTCTGTGATTGCGTTGCATTAAACCGCACTGTCAGACGTTGCACACAAGCAGTCTGCGATACAGTCGCATCTAGCCACCCTGTCGGGCGTAGCCACATACAAGCTGCTGCATATGTGCCCGTATTTGCCCCGTAGAAGCCCCTACAATGCCCTGTACGGGGCAACTGCATACGAGACGCCCTAAACGGCTTTGCCCCTTACTGAGCCCTTACAGGGACAAGAATAGCAAAGCGCGATGCTACGTGGGGAGCCAGCACGAGGGCCCTGGCAAACTCGTCCCCCATCAAGTCCCGATAAACGCCCACTGCGCCACTACCCGCCTGGAAAAGCGCCTGTCCCGGCTCCTCATCCAAGGGCGTTCCATTCTCACCCCGTTGGAACGCTAGGGCGAAGTCGTAATCGCTCCTGTCGAGCAAGACTTCCGCACTGTGTAGGCGGTCACCCTCCCAGTTGACCTCAATGGCTAGAACCCGCTCGTTGTAGGCAGGCCAGCCTCTATCCCCTAGCCACCGCGCTTCATCCAAGATGCAGGCCGTCACCGGGTCACCCATGCGCAAAGCTGGCTCACAGGCCTCTTCGTAGGGCCGGATCACGCTTCTGGCTGTGTCTGGCGCGATGCCGGCGACTTGAGCATGTCCAGTACTGGCAAAAGCAAGCATGAAGCCGCCAGCTATCCCCATGCCCATCAATACCGTGTTGTAGTTCTTCACTTCCGCCTCCCATTGAACAATTGCACAGCGGTAACGGCAAGAACAGGAAATAGCGACTGGAGATTTGTCAAGCCAACTGAGGCTTAAATACCCTATGAAATATCTGAATTCTTATCAGGTATTTGGTTGACACTTCAAAGGAGGAAGGTGGGTGATTACGGGGTTTCGACCCCCCCACTAAAGCTATGGCAAGAGGCGGCAAAAGAGAAGGCGCGGGACGTAAACCTGGCAGTGGCAACAAGAAGACATGGCAGACCGCGAAGGAAAACCTCCTCACCGTCCGCTCCACCAACAGCAACTTGCTGGTTCCCATCATCGAACCAGTTATCGCAGCACTCAGCCCTCTTGAAGTCATGGGGCTAGCAATGGCCTCTGCCGCTCAAGCAGGTGATTGGGATGCAGCACAGAAGTATGCGCGAGACCTAGCGCCATACACCCATCCCAAGCTCGCAAACATCACCGTCAAGACAGACAGTGACATCGAAGCCCGTGAACTTACAGACGAGGAGATTGATGCCAGACTCAGGGAGTTGGCACGTCTAACAGCAATTGACGCAGACATCATTGAGCCTGACGCAGAAGCAGGCACTTAAAGAGGAGCAACGTCTTCTCGAAAAGAAACTACATCGTCGCCGTTGTCGTAGTGATCTTGGCTACTGGTGCAGACACGCTCTAGCCGCCGATTACAGCGAGCCGGGTAAGCCACCTCTGGCTCCTGCTCGGTGCCACGAAATACTCCTCTACTGGCTGAACGAAGTCGCTGAGGGTCGTGTGCAGAAACTCATGGTGTTCCAGCCACCGGGTTCTGCAAAGAGCACATACGTCAGCCAGCTCTTCCCGCCTTGGTACATGGCCAAGAACCCCGGTCATTGCGTGATCGGAGCGTCTAACACTCAGACCCTAGCCGACTCCTTCTCCAAGAAGGTCCAGTACCTCCTCACTGAGCACAAAGACGAACTCGGTGTTGAACCAATCGAGCTCAATCCCACGCTCTGGAATACGAGCAACGGCGGCAGATACCTGGCTGCTGGTGTTGGAGGTACGGTCACTGGTTTCCGTGCCGATTTGGCTATTATCGACGACCCGTTCAGGTCTCGTGAAGATGCCTATAGCGAGACCATCAGGGAGAAGGTGCGTGGGTGGTTCAACACCGACCTGAACACCCGTTTGAAGCCGGGTGGCCGTGTCATTCTCATGCACACTCGATGGCACGTGGATGACCTAGCTGGGCAGCTTCTGGAGGAGCAGGCCGATGATTGGGTGGTGGTGAACTTGCCAGCTATTTGGGACGAGGAAGAACCCGAGCCCGCGTTCCCATGGGGACTAGGCAGGCAGCAAGGGGATCTACTCTGGCCGGAATACCACTCAGCTGAGTTCTACGACTATGCCCGCAAAACGCAGGGTGAGCGGGACTTTGCTGCGCTCTACCAACAGAAGCCTACTGTTCAGGAAGGCTCGCTGTTCGCGGTCCACAAGCTGTTCAAGGTGCCCTTTGCAAGTCTGCCACCGGCTGCTGATGTTTGGCGAGTGTGGGACATCGCGGCCACTGCTAGCTGGGGAACCAAAAGACCGGACTGGACCGTGGGCGTGAAGATGCAGAGGAACGCCACGGATGGCCGGTGGATCATCACGGACATCGTTCGTTTCCAGGGTGAGCCGGCCACTGTGGAGCGCATCATCTTTGAAACTGCTGATCGTGATGGTCGCGGGGTGAAGATCGGCCTGCCCATTGATGCCGGTGGAGCGGGTAAGATCGCCACATCGGGTCTGGTCCGTATGCTGGCAGGTTACACCGTCAACCCTGAGCGAGAGAGCGGCGACAAGGTAGTCAGGGCCACGCCTCTTGCGGCTCAGGTCAATGCCGACAACGTGGGCATTGTGGCCGAGGGCACATGGCAGAAGGCCTTTACTGAGGAGCTAGCCATGTTCCCTGGTGGACGGAATGACGACCAAGTGGACGCTGCTGCCAACGCCTTTGGTCGTCTCATCGTGCCAGTGACACCAGTTCGTCCCACGGGTTACCGTCGTCACGGCATGTTCAGCCGTTAACGGGGTCGCTTGCTGCCACGTGGCGTGGTGAGAATGGCTTCCGCATCCCAACCCTTGCGGCGGCGCTCTGCGATCAAGTCACGTGGTAGCCCAACGATCCTCGACCATTCAGTGGCGTTGTGGGTTTCGCCATTCCATGTGATGGCGCGTTGCGGGTAGATGATCCGTGGCTTGTCACTGCGCTCCAAGCGAAACTCTTGTTTGTGCTTGAATGTGCGGCGGGGTGCGCGGCCCTCAGTGATCAAGGCTTCTCCCTGGATGCCGTAGCGAATGCGAGCGCGGAAAGTGCATCGCTTTACGCCGATGAAGTCGGCCCATTCATCGGCGTGTTTGGTTATGCCACCGATGGTGATGTTCTCGTAGATGGGATTGCGCTGGTTTGACCACGTAGTGCGCTTGTTCTTCTGCTGCTCGCTACGAGTTGCCCACGTCACGTTGCCGGGCTCGTAGCCGCGATCATTGCCTAGGCGTTCAAGCGAGTATTCAGGCCCAGGGCGTTCACCCACGTGCTCTAGAAATGCGGTGTAGTTGTCCTTCCATCCGTCATAGAACGTGATGCCCCTGCCACCATAGCCTGGATAGTTGCGATGCAGCTTATTCAAGCAGCGGTGACGTGCGTTGTTCCATGCGTTGTAGGTTGGGTTTTTGCGTTGGCTAGCCACTTTATATCTCCTCGGGCTTGGTTGCTCTCGGAGATATTTATTTTGGTGAGTGGACTGCCCCTCTGACTGACGCAGGCGCCCCAGCTCAGTTGGCTAAGTATCAGCAGACAATCTGCCAGCACTGGGGCGCCATGACATTTCATCACACGGCAAAACTACACATTAGGGACACCGACTTTCCTGAACGCACACGTCGGCTGCTGATCTATCGCAGCATCTTGGACGGCACGTTCTATGACGTGTTGCGCAAGGAGTTTGACGAAGAACGCAACAGCGTGGACGGCTACATTCCCCTGCGCGAACGCCGACCCAGTGTGCTCAACGGAACGCGACTTTGCGGCACCGTGGTTGAGCAGAGTTCCACCATGCTGTTTGGTGATGGTCGCTTCCCCAATGTCACCATCGGAAATGCGGACGAGGATAAGGTCATCGCTGACCTAATCCGCGAAACCCAACTCGTTCAGCGAATGCGTGATGCTACGCGCCGTGGTTCAGTGGGTAGCGTGGCGATCTTGATGCGGATTTTGCCAAATCGCCAAAACCAGCTGCGCACCTTTTTCGAAGTCTTCGACACCTTCTACCTCACTCCTGAATACGACAATCAGGAGCCCGATCGCCTCATCAAGATCACTGAACTGCGCAAGGCCAAGGGACGTGACCTCAAGGACGCTGGTTATGCCATCACCGACGAAGAGTTGGACCGTGTGTTCTGGTTCAAGCGTGTATGGGATGAGGATAGCGAGATTTGGTACCTGCCCACCGAGAGCGTGAGTGGTGTCAGCGCTACATGGATGGAAGACACAGAGAAGACCGTCCATCACAATCTAGGCTTCTGCCCGTGGGTTTGGATTAGGAACCTCAACGGCGGCGAGCACATCGACGGCAACTGCACCTTTGAGCCCGGCATCAAGACGTGCGTGGAAATCGACTACCTTCAAAGCCAAGCCGGTCGCGGTCTCCGTTACAGCATGGACCCCATGCTGGTTATCAAGGAGCCCGTCACCCCTGCCATGATGGACGCCAATGGCGCGGCCAATGACCAGGAGCTTCTAGGCTGGCACCACGAGGATGGCCGCCGTGTGGGTGGTGACATCGTGCGCTCGGCCGATACGGCGCTGGTCATGGACGTCACTGGCGACGCCAAGATGTTGGAGCTCAACGGCAGCAGCCTAGAAGCCGCACAGAAGCACATCGAGAAGCTGCGCCAATACGCCATGGAAGCCATGAACGGCAGCTTGGTGAACCCAGACCAGATCAACAGCCACCAGGGCGCAAAGGCTCTGGAAATCCTACACGCTCCCCTCATCCGCCTCTGCGACAACCTGCGCAGCAGCTACGGTGAAGACGGCCTAGCGGCTCTAATCCGCATGTGGGTTCGCGTCGCAAACACGCGCCCCATGTTCGTGATGGACGAAGTGGTGAAGATCAAGGGCAAGCCCAGCGCGGTTAGCCTGCACTGGCATTCGTGGTTCCCCATCACCGAGCAAGAACTTGGTACGAAGGTAGCCACCGTCACCAATGCGGTGAAGTCCGGCATCATGAGCAAAGAGAAGGCCGTGGCCGTGATCGCTAGCGATTACGACATCACGGACATCAAGGCCGAGCTCAAAGCTATCGAGAAGGACGCAGCATCTGCACTCGCCGATGCGCAGTCGTTGATGGCGGCAAAACAGCCAGCCGATGATGAAGCAGACGCCAAAGGCAAAGACGAAAAACAGGCTAGCAAGCCAGCGGTCTAAAGCACTCTGACGACTCCAATAAATACCTGCGCGCAAGACACCGTGTCCTGCGTCGCAAACTCTGGCCGGGTGCCAGTTTTATGGAGGGTCAGGAACCCAATGAGTGAAGACAATACAATCGAGGCAACGGAAACCCAGGCAGACGCTACCGAGGTAGCAGAAGCAAAGTCCGACACCACCACAAAGGCCAAGCAGCCAACGTGGGCGATGATCAAGGAGCTACGTCTTGAAGCGGCACAGAACCGCGTCAGCGCAGCAGACTGGGAAAAGAAGCACTCGGATGCAGAGAAGGACTTTCAAACACGCCTAGCCGCTCGGGAAGCGGAGGTGAAGTTGGAAGCACAAAACGAAGCTCGCACGGAACGAGCACTAGCCCGCCTAGAGTCGCTAGCGACCAAAGACGGCCTGCTCGATCCAGACCTAGTGTCGATGATCGACGCCAGCAGCATCACATTCGATGAAGCAGGCAAGATCAACAACGCTCAAGAGCTCGTTGACGCCTTCAAAGCCAGCAAACCACACCTGTTTGCAGCACAAGCAACTAGCAGCGTGGCGAAGACACCAAAGACCGGAAGCACCGAAGCCAAAAAGGCAACGGAAATGACGGAAGAGGAATACCGCGCATACAAGCAAAGCAAGGGGCTCAGCTTCTAAGCAGGAGACAAAAACCAAGACCTCATTGGGTCCAATAAAAAGAAAGGGACAAACAAATGTCCTTCAATACCCTACCCGGCTCGCTACAGAGCATCGTCCAAGAAGGTATGCTGGAACGCGAGTTCAAGGCACCTCTTGGCGCAAAGACTGGCTTCCGTGACATCGCGGACAAAGAAGCCTTCCGCAATGGCATCGGTGAAACCCTCACCAAGACCCGCGCTGGCCTGCTAGCCACTGCTGCCAGCCCTCTGGCTCTCAGCACCAACGACCTGAACAACGGCATCGTTGATAAGGTCTTCCCCACCGAGCAGTACAGCCTATCGGTTGCTCAGTACGGTGACGGTACGCACCAGAACCTAATCGGTGACAGCGTAGCCATCCAGAGCGTGTTCCTACAGAACGCCAAAGTCCTGGGTGAACAGGCTGACCGCACCGTTGACAGCCTCGCTCGCGACGCCGTTTTTGCCAACTACATGGGTGGTAACTCCATCGTCCGTGAAGCTCTGGGTTCGGCTGGCACCGCCCTTAAGGTCGATGACATTCGCGGCTTTGCTGCTGGTCAGATCGTTTCGGTTGACGGTCGTTCGGGCATCGCGATCACCGCTGTTGCTGCCGACGCTGCCAACGCCAACGCTTCGATCTTCAAGGCATACGGTGGCCGTTCCGGCACACTGACCTTCGCAACGAACGTAGCTGCTGTTGCACTGGGCAAGAGCGTCACCAAGGCCGAAGCTGCATACCAGCTTGAAGCCGACGACCTGTCGGTTGACATGTGCCTGGACGCTGCAACCCAGCTGAAGTCGAACGGCGTTCCCACGCTGGCCTCGGGTCGCTACCGCGCCTACGTGTCGCCCAAGCAGACACGCAGCCTGTACCGTGACACCCAGTTCAAGAACTGGATGCAGGGTAACCTAGACTCGCCGGAAGCCCGTCAGGGCATCGTGGCCGTCATCGGCGGCATCGAGTTCGTGGAAACGAACATGAACCCTGTCCACAGCGGCGGCACCCTAGGTATCGTTGTTGGCGCTGGCGCTCTCATCGAAGCTCAGTACACCCCTGCTGCCTACGCGGAAGCAATGAGCCTGAGCAACGAGTCGATGACTTGGCACGACGGCATCATCCACGTTGTTCGTGGTCCCCTGGACCGTCTGCAACAGCAGGTCTCGCAGTCGTGGGCTTGGATCGGTGGCTACACCGCACCAACCGACATCACGACTACGCCGGACATCATGCCTTCGGCATCCAACGCTGCCCTCAAGCGCGCTGTGGTTCTGAAGACCAAGAACTAATCCACCCGGATTGCAGAGCCCCTGTCGAGAGATCGGCAGGGGTTTCCTGTGACTTAAATACCCTGACAGCACCCAGCACGGAGACGCTATGGCATACACCTTCTCAGCCACCGACTTGATCGACCTTCGCCGCTTTTGCGGCTTCCCATTCGACCTAGGGGCGCCCCTGCGCGAATGCGACTACGCGGGCAAGCTGTTTGCAGCAGTCTCCACCTCGCTCAACGACGACCAGGGCGCTTATGTGGTTACCCTGATCGAACGGTGCAGAGACCTTGAGAGCGATGTCTATGCAGTGCGCGAGCTCATGCAGGTTGCTGGCGCTGAAGGCTTCCAGCGCGACACTGACGAACTGAACAAGCGCATCTACCTCTACACACAGGGCCGCTTCCAGCTCGTCACTGAAATGGGCATCGCCCCCGGTCCTGCCCTTGCAGGGCTCGCACAAACCCGCATCCGCCGGCTGGTGTCCTAATGCCCAGCAAGCCCTTTGTGCCCGCCAGCGCCTATTCCAAGCTCATCCCAGCCCTAAACCAGGGCACGGTGACCTTCACCCGCAAAGACGGCAAGGTCATGAGCGAGGCACCCCCTGCCCTGGATGCCGAGGGCAAGGTCATTGCCGCCCCGCCTGTCGCCCAAGCCAAGTGGTCCACCCCAGCCATGTTCAAGTACGACGCCAAGGGCCTCGTCAACGGACAGTGGCAGGGCGTCACGCGCCTCACCGTGCCCGTTCCACCCTCCTACGTGATCAAACCCGAAGACGTGGTGACGTGGCCGGGCTTCAAGGGCCGTGTGGTTCGTGTGAAGGCAATCGGATCCAGTGACTTGCCCAGCGCCTATCAGGTGGAGGTGACGGGATGATCAATATCAAGATCACCGGCCTCAAAGAGGAAGAGGCTCGCATTCGTGAGGCTCGCCTAGCTCTCGCTCGGGGCGAGGTGTTCGCCAATGCGTGGCGCGTCTACGTGATGACAGCAGTGCCCGTGGCGCGCAGCCTTTGCCATGTGGACACTGGCGATGTCAGGGCCAGCATCCGCAGCCGCCTGGAAGGCAACAGAGGCATTCTGGAAGCCACCAGCCCAGATGCCAAGTTCCACCACGACGGCACTACGAAGCAGAAGCCCAACCCATTCCTCGACATCACCGTCAAACAGACAAATCCCCTGTTGGAGCGCCTGATTGAAACTGAACTGAGAAAGGCGCTGAAATGATCCCCAGTGCTATGAACTTCATCCAAGTGACCGTGATGTCAGACGACATTCTTGGTCCCTACATCAAGCACCCCAAGCCACGTCCCGATGTGCCGGATGCAGGGCTGGATGAACCGCAGCTGGTTCGCGCTCAGGACTTCTCCGTTCGACGCCCAGGCAAGCGCGCATACAGCGAGACTACGACAGTGTGGCTGGACCTGTTCTATATGCCCGAACAGGACACCGACCACCTCATTGCATACCAAAACGTGCAACGCCTCATCCGGCTCATTGATCGCAGGACTACAGAGCACGGCGTCCACATTGAGGTTCAGGGCACGAGTGAAGATGCCATGCCTGATAGCAAGCTGCATCGCCGCCGCATCATGCTTGAGTTGGAGCAGCGATAAGCGGGCAAATCGCCTCGATAAATAGGAGCAGTGAGCCGCCATCGAGGCTCTGCTACTAGAGAGGATTTGCTAATGGCAAACACAGGCAGCCTAGACGGCTACAAAGTCGTGGCGGCAATCAAAACCGACACAACTAAGACAGGTGATAACGGCTACACCATTTTCACCAACGAAACCGAATGCTCGATCCAGACGACCGTCGCCATGACGGAATACCTGTTCAAGCGCAACAAGGGCAACACCAGCAACAAGCCCGGTGCCAAATCGGCAACTCTGAGCATTGAACTGGCTCACGACGTTGACGACGCTGCGTTTGAATACTGCGCAGACCACCAAGGCGAACTGGTTGAATACCAGATTCTTGTTCTTGACGAAGCTGCATCCAATGCGCCTTCGAACGCCAACAAGCCTGACATTTACACCGTGAAGATCGAAGCCAACGGCTACCTAAGCGATCTAAACGAGGGCTTCGCTAGCGGCGTTGCAACCGAGAGCATGACCATCGTGCCCGGCGGCAAGTTCAAGCGCAATCCCGGCGTTGGTCGCGCCCGCGTCCTTTCGGCGAGCTAAGACATGACGGGACGAATGGAAGCGCACCCCGTCAGCCTCGGCGTCACAGAAATCCGTGGCCCCAAGTTCTCGATCAACCTCACTGTGCGTCAGGTAGCTGCAAAGCGCATCACCCTGAAATACGGCGAAGAGATTGTGACTTGGGTGCCCAGGATGATGCAAAGCCGCGCAGGCATGACACTCATCTGCTACGAGCTCCAAGAGACGCCAGATGAATACTCGGAAGAGCAAATCTGGGACAATTGGTTCGAAGACCCCAACGTCCTTGATGACCAGTCCGTCGTTGAAAACATGATCATCGCTTACCATGCGTCGATGGCTTCCAAGGAAGTGCTCGCAGACATGGAAGCTGCTCACAAAGAAGCCAAGGCGGCTCAAAAAAAAGCCAAAGCCGAAGCGAGCTCGCCAGTCCCTTCGGCCTAGCCGACGAGTGGTGGGTTGACTGTGTGGTCAACGCCAAAATGCCGATCTCCGAAGTCGAGCAAATGAACTACGCGCAATACGTGCTGCTCAATCGTGGGCGTCGATTCATCGACCGTCTGCAAGAGCAGCACCAAGCGCGCACTGAGAAATCCGTATCCACCATCGCCCAGAGCGGTGACGACTTAGACGCCCTGTTTGATTAGCCACCGAGCCAGCGAAGGAGACCCAGCTTAGAAGCAAAGGAGTAGCATGACAGCAGCAGTCGCAGTCGATGCACAAACAGCAGCAGGGCAAGCAGCCCTCCTTGCCCTAGAGCGAAGCGTCAAAAGCCTGGGTGCGGCATTCACGCGAGTGCAAGCGCAGATCAATCCCAGCAAGCAAACCATCGCTGCAACGGGACAAGCAGCGCTGGATACGGCCAACAAAACAGATCGAATGACTGAGGCTGTAAAGCGCAGTCAAAAGGCCAACAAGGAGCTCACCGGCTCCTTCCTGAACATGAAGACCGCTGTCACCGGCTTCCTTGGCGCTCTCGCCGTGGACAAGCTGGTTTCCTACAGCGACACCTACACCAACATCCAGAACCGCCTCAAGCTCGTGACCACCGGCACCGAGAACCTAACGGCGGTCAACAAGGCCCTGCTTGCAAGCGCCAACAGCACTCGCAGCAGCTACGAGAGCACGGCGGGCCTGTATGCCACTATGGCCCGCGCCACCAAGGATTTGGGACTGAGCCAGCAGGATTTGCTGGGTATCACCACCACCCTCAACCAGGGCTTCCAAGTCAGCGGCGCTACCGCAGAAGATGCAGCGTCGGGCATTCGCCAGCTGGGTCAGGCCATGACCGGCGGTGTGCTCCGCGGTGAAGAGTTCAACGCACTGAACGACAGCGCTCCCCGCATCCTAGAAGCCCTAGCCGCTGGTATGGGCAAGCCCCGCAGCGAGCTCCGTAAGCTCGCTGAAGAAGGCAAGCTCACCAGTCAGGTCGTGGTGTCGGCGCTGCAAAGCCAGAGCTCAGCCATTCAGGACGAGTTCAACAAGATGACCCCCACCGTGGCGCAGTCGGCCACGGTGATGAAGAACAACATCATCGCCTTCATCGGCTCGTTCAACCAGGGCACCGGCGTCGCAGTCGCACTAAGCAGCGCGATCCTGTTGCTCGCCAATAACCTGGACGTGGTGGCAATCGCGGCTGCTGGCGTGGGCGTTGCCATGTTGGCAATGAGCGGCCCTAAGATCATCGCGGGCATCCGTCAGGTTCAGGCCAGCCTAACTGCGATGAGCATTGCTGCCACGGCCAACCCAATCGGCATTGCTATCGCTGCTGCTGCTCTCGCTGTCACCGGCTTGGTGATCGCCTTCAACAAGCTGGCTCCCAAGATCAAGGTCACAAGCGACGGCGCGGTAAGCCTCAAAGACTTCTTCGTCGCAGCATTCCAGATCATTGGCGAGAAGGTGGCCGAGGTCGCCAAGTTCTTCCAAGACGTATGGAACGGCTCAATCGGCGGCGTATGGGCCGAAGTCGGCAAGTTCGCCAAAGGCTTCGTGGAGTTCATTGGCGAGGCCGTGGGCTTTGCGGTCCAGTATGCGGCCAACATGTCGGATGCCTGGATCGGTTCGATCTTCGCGATCACTGAGGTATTCCGCAACTTCCCAGCCATCATGGCTGACATCGGCGCAACCGCCGTCAACGGCCTCATTGCCATCGTTGAAGAAGGCGTGAACCGCATTGCCGACGTGCTGCGTGATGGTCCCCTAGCGGCCTTCCTAGGCGGCAAGGGTGGTGGGCGTGTGTCGCTGGGTCGGGTGGACAACGCCAATGCGGGTGCTGCTGGCCGTGTGAATCAGCGCTTCAACTCCGCGCGCGGCGTAACTGAGGCCACTGTTCGCGGGGCTGCTGGTGCAGTCACCGACCGAGTGCGATCCAACAACCGCAATCGTCCCGCTGGTGCGGGCGTCAGCAGTACACGCGGCACCCCTACGGCCACCAATGGCGCTGACAAGGATGGCAAAGGCGGCAAGGACGCAGCCGACGCCGCCAAGAAGGCAAGTGACGCCCTTGCGGACCTACAGCGCCAACTCGATCAGGTGAACCTCTCCGAGAAGGAGCAGGCAGCTATCCAGGCCCTCACAACAGCGGGCTTGGAGAAGAAGGTCAGCATCGTCAACGACGACATCGTTGCCACGGACGCCCAGGCCCAGGCCATCATCAACCTCAGCAACTCGCTATTCGATGCGAAGAAGCGCTACGAGGACATGAAGGGTGCGGTTGAGCGCATTGCCACTGCCAAGAACGCCCTGCGCGCGGCTGAACTAGATCTTCTCGCTGTTTCCAGTCCTGCTGCTGCTGCTGCCACGCGCGAGCGTGAAGCGGCCAAGCTGGCTTATGACCAAACCATCAAGGACATCGACGCTCGTAAACTCAGCAATGAACAGCGCGAGAAAGAGCTCCGTCTGGCCGAGGCCAAGTATGCGATGGACCTTCGCGTCATCCAGGCAAACGAAAACAAGGCCACCGACGACCTAGGCCGTGATCTGGCACGCCGGGGTGAAGACCTAGCTCTCGACAACAAGGCCATCCGTAACCCGGAACAGGCCGAGCGTGATCGCCTCATGTTGCAGGCCGAGCGTGAACGTCAGGACGCTATCAGGAATCTGAACGCTACCGTCATCGAGGGCACTGCCAAATACGAGGAATACAAGGCGAAGATCGAAGCGCTCTACAACCAACAGGTCATCAACGTGGAAGAGACGGTGAAGGCCAACAAGACGCAGCAGCTATTCCAAGAAACCAACGACCTGTTCGTCAACATCTTCCAAAACGGCGAAGCGGCGATGATGGAGTTCTTCATCAAGCTCATCGCTCAGCAGCTTCAAGCCATCGCCTATGCCAAGATCATGGGCACCACCATGCAGGAGGGCTTCAACGCCACCAGCGGCGGCGGAGGTGGTGGTGGCATTGGCAGCTTCATCAGCACGTTCCTGAGCAGCGCCTTCAAGGGCGGTAAAGCAGGCGGCGGACTCATCGGAAGCCAAGGCATCTACCCAGTGGGCATGAGTGAAGCACGGAAGACAGAGCTCATGTTCACAGGCAGCAGCGGCTATCTAATGAGCAACCGTCAACTGCGCCAAAGCGCGGGTGCAATGGCTGGGGCGAGCAACAGCCTCAAAGTCGAGGTCAATCTGCCAGCTAACTACAATGGAAGCCCGGCTGATGTCGGCTACGCAGCGCGCAAGGCCGGTGAACGAGCCATGAAGCGCAGCGGATGGGCCAAGTAAAGCACGGAGGGAAACAGCCGCATGATTACACCACTACCCCTACAGGGGAACGTCATCTACGGCGGTCGCTGGAGTGGCCGAACCATCAAAGACACCATGCAGGTAGGCAGCTATGTGGTTGAGCAAACCCGTGGAGCATGGCCCTACGAAGAGACTGGTGAAATCGAATGGGGTCTGACCAAGACCGAGTTTCAGCAGGTGCTAGGCGAGTTCAAGTCCAAGGGCATGTGCGGCATCTACACCTACGACCACGAGTTTGAGGGTGAAATTCACATTCGGCCAATCGGCGGCTGGGACTACGAAGAGACGTTCGCGGACTGGGACGTCATTCTCACGATGAGCTTCCGTCGGGTGCTCGCATGAGCAATCTGTACAACACAGAAATCCTCAACGTCTTGGAGTTTGTAACGCTGGATTTCAGCGCGACTGGTGGCGCTGAATACAACTTCGTGAACACCATCAACCCCGAGACTGGCGGCGAAGCCATCCCTGGCAGCAGCAAGATCACTTACCTGGGTCGCGAGTTCATCAGCTACCCATTCGAAACTGGCGGCTACACTCGCGGCTCCATCAACACCGACGATGTCAAACCCGGCATCACGTTCGCTGACTTCGACTTTGTTATGGGAGCAATCCTAGAAGCAAACAACGACGGCATGGGTGCGGAAGTCACGCGCCATCTAGCGCTGCTGGAACAGGTCAGGGACGGTCTGCCTCCCATGCAAACCGACCGCTACATGATTACCAGTTGGAGCGGCATCGAGGGCGTGAATCTAGAAATCGAGCTCAGCACCTTGGTCGACTACAACCCCGAAGGTGAGTTTCCAGGCATCGTCATCGACCGGGTTGGATATCCAGGCGTTGGCAGCGCCATCCAGAGGTAAGGGATGAGCCATATCCCTGCCGACGTATGGGCCAAGATCAAACCCCTGTTCCTCACCCTGGAACGCGAAGTCGCAGTGGTGGTGTGGAAGGACGGCACATTTGACGAATTGGCAAATCTGCATCCCGAGCCCGCCAACAACATCACCTTCACAGACGCCGACAAGCGCAGGCTGACCAACAACCCCGATGTGCTGGCGGTGCTGCATAGCCATCCATCCGGCAATCCAGAACCCTCAGACACGGACTCTCAGGGCCAAATGGCTATGGGAGTGCCTTGGGGCGTCATCGCCCTGAAAAGCGCGCCGTTGAGCTCCACAGGGGCAAATGCGGGCACTCTGGTGTGTATGGGCGCTTCCTACCCAGAATGCTGGGGCGATGGCGTGGCAATCCCACCCCTACTCGGCCGGAGCTACCTCTGGCAGGTGCGCGACTGCTTTAGCCTGGTCCGAGACTATTACCGGCTCCAAGGGCACGACATGCCCCAAGCAATGCGCAGCCGTCAGCCGGGCCTCTATCCCCTAACTGATCCACGCAGCCGGCCAATGACCAACTGGGCGCCCCTGGTGGGTTTGCAGAC